CCTGCCGAGCTTTCGGACGCTCAGTTGGAGGCCATTGCGGCAAAGGCGCTCATAACAAAGGCTTAAGCATGACGCCAGAGTTTGCCGCCGCGGAGCTGCTTCGCAGGCGCCGGGCGCGGGCAAACCTTGTCGAATATGCGCGCTATATCGAAGTTCCGGGGGCGCCGTCCGGCTCGATAGACGATGAGCCGGACGAAAGCCTGTTTTATCGCCCTGTCGAGACGACGCTTGCCAAGCATCACGAGCTGATTCTGAGCGCGACGCAGCGTTGCATTGAGCGCCATAGCGGGCGAACGATGCTGTTCCTGCCGCCTGGCAGCGCGAAATCGACCTATGCCACTGTCGTCGCGCCGACATGGATCATGGGGCGCCGGCCGGGCTTCAAGACGATCGCGGTCAGCTATGGGACGGATCTGGCCCGTAAGTTTGGGCGGCGCATGCGGTCCATCTGCCGGCAGCCGGGCTATCGGGCGCTGTTCTCGACGGGCCTAAGCTCGGAAAGCAGCGCGGCCCATGAGTGGGCGCTGGATAACGGCTCCGAATTCATGGGAGGGGGCATCCTCTCCGGCATAACGGGCAACAGAGCGGATTTTGTTGCCATTGACGACCCAATCAAGGGTCGTCAGGAGGCCGACTCAGAGACAATTCGTCAAAGCACGGCAGAGGCATATCAGGACGACGTTCTGACTCGCCTGAAGCCGGGCGGTTCGCTGATGCTGACGCAAACGCGATGGTCGGAGGCCGATCTCGCTGGCTCAATTCTACCTGAGAAGTGGGCTGGCGAAAGCGGCATGATTGAATGTCGCGATGGGAATGTTTGGGAAGTTATCTGCATCCAGGCCAAATGCACGCGGCGCGATGATCCGCTGGGTAGGCGGCCGGGTGAATATCTCTGGCCGGAGTGGTTCCCGGAGGATCATTGGCGGGCGTTTGAGCGACTTCCTCGCACGTGGTCTTCGCTCTATCAGCAAATCCCTGCGCCGGATGAAGGCATTTATTTCCGCCGCGAGTGGTTTCGGTATTACACGGAAGCGCCGAAGCATCTGCGCTATTACGGGGCTTCTGATTACGCCGTCACGGCGGACGGGGGTGATTATACCGTTCATGTGGTGGTAGGGATCGACCCTGACGACAACATGTATGTCATCGATCTCTGGCGGCAGCAGACGGATTCGAATATCTGGATCGATGTGTTTTGCGATCTGGTCAAGAAGCACAAGCCGCTTATGTGGGCGGAAGAGCAGGGGCAGATCTTGAAGTCGCTGGGGCCGTTCATTGATCGGCGGATGCGCGAGAAGAAAGCCTACTGCGCCCGAGAGCAGTTCACGTCGGCGACAGACAAGCCGACGAGATCGAGATCGTTTCAGGCGCGAACGAGCATGGGGAAGGTATACTTTCCTGCCGGAGCGCCATGGCTTGCCGATTTTGAATCCGAGCTTTTGAGCTTTCCGGCCGGAAAGAACGACGACCAGGTTGACGCCCTTGGCCTAGCGGGCAGGCTCCTGGATGTGATGGTAGGCGGGCAGCCTCCAAAGGCCAAAGAAGGCCCGATCGATCGATGGAAAAAGGCTTTTGCGCGCTCCGAGGCGACAGAAAGTGACTGGAAGGTAGCGTGAATGCACTGGTGGCGCAGGCTGAGCAGCAAGTAGCCCCCACGCAACCACCTGCGCGCACCTACCGCGACAAGGAACTGACCGATCTCGTGCAGATGGCGGAAGACGCCGAAGAAGCGACTTTCGACGCCAGGGCGTTTTCCGAGCGCTGTCGGGATTATTACGACGGCAAGCAGTTGACCGCGGCCGAAATTGCCATTCTGCGCAAGCGCGGTCAGCCGGACATCATCATCAATCGCATTCAGACCAAGGTAAATTATCTCCTTGGTTACGAGGCGACGACGCGCACCGATCCGAAGGGCTTTCCGCGCACGCCGGAGGATGAAGATGCCGCGGAAGCCTGCACGGACGCCCTGAATTACGTTCGGGACACGTCAAATCAGAAGATGGCTTTCTCGCAGGTCTGGGAAAACCTGCTGATTGAGGGCTTCGGCGGCGTGGAGGTCGTTCCGGTCGTCAAGGATAATGGCGACGCGGATTTCGAGGTCAAGCGCTGGCATTGGGATCGGCTGTTTTACGATCCGCACAGTCGGGAGCATGACTTTTCCGACGCCAAATATCTTGGCGGCTTCATCTGGATGGATCTGGAAGACGCGCGAGCCGAATATCCTGGTAACGAGGATGCATTTTCGCGCACGGTTTCCGATGAAGTTGGCGCGACCTATGATGATCGCCCGGCTTGGAAGAATTGGGTATCGGGCAACAAGCGCAAGCGCATTCGCATCGTGCAGATGTACTATCTGTGCCCCGCCGAGGATGGCTCGGAAAAGGTGTGGCATTGGTGCATTTTCACGAAGGGCGGCAAGCTGAAGGGCGGCATGGTGCCCTATCGGGATCAGGACAACAAGTCCTGGTGCCCGATGATCCTGCAATCCGCCTTTGTTGATCGCGCGAACAATCGTTACGGCTTCGTGAAGGCACTGCTTGGCCCGCAGGATGAGATCAATAAACGGCGCTCGAAGCTCCTGCACGAAGTGAGCGTCAGGCAGTTCGTCTATGCTGACGGCGAGATCGATGATGTCGATCTGACGAAAGCCGAACTCGCCAGGCCGGATGGCGCCATCAAGGTGAACAAGGTTGGCGATACGCCGACGTTCCAGCTTTTGGACCGCTCGAAGGAGATCGCCGGCCACACGATGCTACAGCAGGAGGCCAAGCAGGAAATCGACCTGATGGGGCCGAATGCCGCGATGTTCGGCAAGGGCGATAAGGATGCTTCCGGCCGGGCCATTCTCGCCAATCAGCAGGGCGGGCAGATCGAGATTGCTGTGCTGATGGATCGGCAGAACCACTTCAAGAAGCGCGTTCACACCGCGATCTGGTCGCTGATCCAGATGTATTGGACCGGCGAAAAGTGGGTTCGCGTCACGGACGAAGAGGACAATGTTCGCTTCGTCGGCTTTAACCGACCCGTGACGATGGCCGAGGATTTGCTGAAGCAGGCCGTCAAGGAAGGCGTGCCGGAGGATGAGGCGAAAGCCTGGCTTGCCGAGGCTGGCCAAGATCCCATGACGCGCATGCAGCTTGAGCAGCCTGTGCGCATGGAGAATGTCCCGGCTGACATGGGCATGGACGTGATCCTGGAGGAAATCCCGGATACGGCCAACATCCAGCAGGAGCAGTTCGAGGTCGTTTCGCAGCTCGCGCCGGCAATGGTGCAGGCCGGGTTGCCGCCTTCTGTCGGCATGGAATTGGTGATCAAAGCGTCTTCGCTGCGCAACAAGAAGGAAGTGCTCCAGCTTCTTGAGAAAGCTCAGGAGAATCCGCAAGCCGCTCAGGCCGCCCAGATCCAGATGGAGAAGGCGGCGCTCGAATTCGAAAAGGGCAGGGCGGAAATCGCTGAAGCCAAGGCCAGCACCGCCAAGACGCTAGCCGAGATCGAGAAAATGAAAGCTCAGATCATTGAGTTGTTGGCCAAGGCCGACACCTACGATCAGAGCATTGGAAGCGTTACTGACCCCGCCATCAAACACGGTGGCGGGCAGACTGCTCCTGTTCAATCGCAACAGGAAACGGCCGCCGCGTAATCGGGCGATCAAGCAGACAGCCAGCCGAGCTTAACCGGCCCTGCCGCCAGGGAATGGGCGATTCAACGTGCCGCCGACGAAATGGGCGCCATCAGGAAAGACACACATGACGCAGACGTTCGAGGAGATTTTGAACGGCAGCACTGCCGTGCCTGAAAACAAGCAGCCAGAAGGCCAGGGAAGCCCGCCCACGGGCGAAACGCCTAGCCAGGCTGTCGAGCAGGACAGGACCACTGAGGCCGCTCCTGCGCCAAATCCAGGCCAGCAGACGGGCGACAAGACTGAAGGTGCGCCGCCGGCGCCGGAGCCGAACCCTCAAGACGAAGTGCGTCAGGTGCGCGCTTTCCAGAAAAAAGCAGAGGACGAGACGCGCAAGCGTCAGGAGCTTGAGAAGCAGATAGACGAACTGCGCAGGCAGGCTGCGGAAATGCAGACCTATCTGCAACAGCAGCAGGGTCAGCAGCCGGCGCAACAGCAGCCGGAATTCCTGGACCCGGAAGCCGTTCGCTATATGCAGCAGGTTCGTGAGCGTGACCGGGCCGAATTGGGTCAGGAGATCTACCGCACGCGAGTTGAGCAGTCTCAATTCGTCATGCGGCAGCAGCATCAGGACTATGACGAGATCGAGGCGATCTTTGCCGAGGAGGCGCATAAGCGTCCGGCCCTCTGGCAAGAGCTTGCCGCGCATCCGGTCCCGGCTGCATACGCTTACGAGGAAGGCCGGAAAATCAAGGCGATGCGTGAGATCGGCAGCGATCCCAACGCCTATCGCGAGAAGTTGAAGCAGGAAATCCTTGCTGAACTTCAATCCAGCCAGCCAGCGCCGCAACTCAAGCCGCCTGCGACCGCCGTTCCCGCTCCTCCGCCCTCGTTGGCGGGGGTTCCGTCCGCGTCGCCGCAAGTGGTGCGCGGGTATCAGGGGCCAACGCCGTTGGAAGACCTTCTTTCACAGCCCTTGCGGCGAAATAGGTAAGGACAATGGCTGAAACAGCGATCCCTTCGGGGATGACAGTCCAGCAGTGGGACAACAAGCTCTTCACTGAATATGTGGCGGAAAACTGGTTCCGTCAGTTCATGGGCACCGGCATGAACTCCATGATTCACGTCAAGGAGGATCTGACCACCAAGCCCGGCAACACGATCACATTCCATCTCGCCAGGCGCCTGACCGGCGCGGCCAAGGACGAAAACGATGTCCTTGAAGGCGCTGAGGAAGAGCTGGATCTGCGCACGCATGACATCGTGATCCGCGAGTATGCGCACGCTGTCAAATGGAAGGTCTTCGACGAGCAGCTTACCGCGATCGACCTGCGCAATGCGCATAAGGACGCGCTGAAAACGTGGCAGGGCGAGCTTGACCGCGACCTGATCATCAGCGCCCTCGGCATGATCAATGGCGTTCCCTATGCGTCGGCGTCCGAAGCGCAGAAAGATGCTTGGCTCGTGGACAACTACGACCGGGTGCAGTTCGGCGCCGTGCGCTCGAACAGCTCTTCGCTCGATCACAGCACCTCGCTCGCCAACATCGACAATACCGCCGACAAGCTGACGCCGGATGCGGTGAGCCTGATGAAGCGCCTCGCCAACAAGCCGCCTGCGGGCCGGCCGAAGGTGCGTCCCTACAAGATCCGCGACGCCATCGAAAACAGCAACGCCTACGTGATGTTTGCCAATTCGCTGGCCATTCGCGACTTGCAGAACAATGCAACGTTCGTGCAGGCCAATCGCGAGGCACGCAATCGCGGCATGGACAACCCGCTGTTCTCGGCAGCCGATTATGTCTGGGACAAGGTGTTCATCTACGAAATCGAGGACATCCCGGTCTATACGGGCGTCGGCGCGGGCGGCATCGACGTGGCTCCGGTCTATCTGTGCGGCGCCCAGGCGCTCTGCCAAGCTTGGGCCAAGCGTCCGACGACCATGAACGAAGAGTTCGACTATGGCCGGCGCAAGGGCCTTGGCATCAAGGAATGGATGCGCGTCCAGAAGCTCCAGTTCGGCACTGGCGACACCGACCGTGACGATCAGGTTGACGTGGGCGTAGTTACAGGATATTTCGCGGCAGTAAGCGATTCGTAATCAATAGATTACTCGACGTGAGACCAAATCTCACGTCGAGTAATGATGCATATCAACCTCTGTGTAACGCCAAACATTATCGCTATATCTTTCTGGCGGTACTTCCCTGTGGCGTAAAGCTGGCGAATTTTTCTTACCCTTTCTTCGGTTAACTTAGCGCTTCCGTTTTTTTCTCCGAAACTTGGGTAGTTTGGGGCCTTTCTTCCAAGAACGCGGTAGCCGTGAGCGGTATTTTCCGACTTGGTGACCACTTCAAGGTTAGCCAGGCGGTTGTCGTTCTTTATTCCGTTTTTGTGGTTGATGACCATTCCATCAGGAATGGGGCCATGGAAGGCGCTCCAAGTGATCCGATGCAACTGGACAAATTTCCTCTTCCCGAGGACCGTGAGCGTTGCGATGGCATAGCCGTCTCGATGTCTCTTCGGGCGCATTGGTTTGCATATGGCCTTTGGGCGTGTCCCAAAAGTAGAAATTCGACGTAAGCCGCCAAGGTTGGAGCATTCATAAAATTGCTCGCACCCGAGTACCGGTTTCCATATCTCTTCCATGTCAATCTTTTACATGAAGATGTGGGTGTGGTCAACCGGCTACTTACTGTAACGATCTCATTCACAAAGGTTCATTTCTATGGCAGTGGAAACCCTTTCCGGCGAACTCGCCGCGATTGTTGGGCCGCACAATGGTTTGTTCGGCGACACGAAAACATGGTTCGGGCGCTATAATTGGGGAACGACCGTCGTTGAAGACGGCGATATCCGCAAGGCGCTCATTCTGCCCCGCCGTTCTCTCGTGGTTGGCGGTGAGCTTTGGTGCGGCGATCTCGACACCGGCACCGAGACGATCGACATTGACGTGGGCTGGGCGGCGAACGGCGCCGGCACTGGCGCGGGAACGACCTACACCATTCCCGGCACCACCATCACCTTCGCAAACTCCGGCGGCTCCGCATCGGCGACCGGCTTCATCAATTCCGGCGTGCTGACCGGCGATGCTATCACCGATCTTGTTGCGGCTGGCATCAATTACCGCCCGGTCCCGCTGCCGACCGGCCCGCTGTATTTCGCCGAGAACACCACGGTTCAGTTCGAGGTGAACGCCGGAGCCGCCACGCCGGCCGACGCGCAGATGTGGCTGTTCCTGCGCTATCTGGCGGTCTGACGGAGGGCGTCATGGCGAAATTCCGTTTTATCGGCAACCCGCGCGATCCCAAGGATAGCCGGGCGTCCATCACCTTCGGCGGGATCGTCTTCCCGCTTGGCGATCCCGTAGAGGTGGTGAACGAGGCTGTCGCGGCCAAGCTGCGCGGCAATTCGCACTTTTCCGAGGTGCAGACGCGCAATCGCGAGCCGAAGGAGGAGACGGCAAGCCCGCCTTCCGGGGCTGTCGAGAAGGCTGAAGTCAAGAAGGGCCGCTGACGCGGCCCTTTCCATTTGTCCCTGCCGCGCGTCGTCGCGGTCGTCCTCCAAAATCATCTAGCTGAGGCATGAGCCATGGCGACTTTTCAAAAATTCAACGTGTTCGTAGAGGATCTGGCGGAGAAGGTTCACAATCTGGGATCCGATACGCTCAAGATCCTTCTGACCAACACGGCGCCTGTCGCAACGAACACTGTGAAGGCCAATCTCACAGAGATTTCGGCAGGCAATGGGTATTCGGCTGGCGGGCCGACTGTCACCGTGTCCTCTTCGGCCCAAACCTCCGGCACTTACAAACTAGTCATAGATGATGTGACTATTACTGCAAGTGGCGGAAGTATTGGTCCGTTCAGATATTTCGTTTTGTATAACGACACTTCAACATCTGATAGTCTTGTGGGCTTTTGGGACTACGGAAGCTCCGTTACGCTCGCCAACGGAGAGTCGATCACTGCCGACTTCTCCGCCAGCAACGGCGCTTTACAGATTAGTTAAAGACTTTTTCTTGCGAATGCTTGGAGAAACAGCTTTTTCTCCAGTCCATCCGCGGTTAAGCCGGTCGTAAATCGTTGGCGCGGGAATTCCGGTAATCTCCGCCCACTCTGAGACGCATAGAGTTTTGCCGAAAGCCGTGATTTTTCGATTGCTTTTGGCGTTGCGTGATTGTTCGAGGTCGGTGGCCCAACGGCAATTCCCTGGGCTGTATCCGAGTTCGGATTTTCGACGATCTAGGGAATGTCCCTCTGGGGCTTCGCCCATGTCGACGAGGAAATTTTCGTAAGAATTCCAACGCTCGCAAACATCAATGCCGATGGCTCCATACCATGGGTAACTTGTGGCCTTAGGGTTCCTGCATCTGGAGAGCATGCCGGCCCAAATTCGATAAGTCCTGTTTTGGGGCTTGTTACTGGTTTGACCGGCGGTGTGCCCGTGGGTTTTAAATCGCTTGCTAGTCGTTTCGGACATTAGGCAACGGCAAGATCGTGTCTTCCCGCTCGTCAAGCTCGCGCCGAGGACTACGGCTTCTCCGCCGCAATCGCATCTGCATAGCCATTGGGCATGGCCATGCTTGTCGTTTTCGGCTCTGCGGAGGACTTCAAGACGGCCAAAGCGCTGGCCAGCCAGATTGGCTGGTTTTCTAGGCAT